GTTTGTAATTGTCCAGGTTTAAATTGTCTTGCCATTATGCCCATCTCCCATTCACGATTATTGTGTCTGTAGCATCTAGAGTGTATCCTAATATGCTGGTATCAAATACAATTGATTGTGTTGTTAAAGTTGGTGTCCATGCATATACTGCTTTATCAATATATTGACCGTTAACATAAACATTGAATTCATTTTTAGTTGCTGCTAACATTGTTGCTGGGTTTAATCCTACTGCGTATGGTATAGTAACTGTAGTTGTACTTGCCCATGTTGCTTGTTTATCTGATAATTCTGTTAAATATAATAATACTGCAGAATCAATTGTAGTAGAGCTTCCGCCACCACTAACAATAACAGTTCCGCCACTATTAATAATATTTTGTGCTTGAATTATTTGTGCTGGCACAATTGTTGTGCTAAATATATCTGATTCAACATCAATCACTTGTTCAAATGTTAATTTTTTAATTGAATACATTTTCTTTAAAGTTGACCGTCGTGCTTCTTGTTCTGATAATAAAGTTCCTAATACAGTTAATGGAATAGTTGCTCGAACCAATCTATCTTCTCCAACCGTATTAACTGTTTCAAAATTTATGCTTCCAATTGTAGTAGTAAAACGATTTTGTTCATTTCCCCAAGCAAATCGACCGTATGGTAAAATTTGATCAACCAATGAATTCATTTGTGTTGTAAAATCACACCACAACATCATATCATATTCAATTGTTACATATTTAGGAATGTCTACAACATAAACTTTGATAGATTCATTTGGTTGATTGGTTGGTATTGGAAATAAATCATCTTCATACCGATTGCGTTCATTGTATTTTGTTTGATAGATCCGCACGTTTTCAGATTGAGGTCGATTCACATCCAATGATTTAACTGAGTCTCGTTCCGATACACTGTTTCGTTTTAACATGATCATTGGAGATTGAATCATTCCTTTTTCATCTCGCATATAACCTAAACGACGTACATTATCCCATTTCTCTCCAGCAGCAAATATTACTGGGACTGGAATTGTTTGGTTGTTGGTTTCTAGTTGTGGTTGTATTTCATTTTCTATAAACCATTTAATTGCATGATCAATATCATATGTTGTACGTTTTGGCGTACGAATTATATCATCGTCGCGTCGCAATTGTTCTGCCCGATTTAAAATTGAATCGTTAGATACCCCTTCCGTTTGTTTTGGATTAGGTTTATTGGTTTTACGATCAATATCCTGTCTATTCAATCTAGGCATTAATATCCTTTATATGCCGGCGAATTATTATTTCCGCCTCGTCGTATATCTTTAATTCCTTGCGGTGTTTGTTTTGTTGCATGAGCTTCACATAATACAGAAACACTGTAACCATGTTGTGATCCATTTGGCCATGTTTCTGGATTCTTTCCTGCAAAGTATTGATTTGCATCAATGTTGTCTAATTCATAATATTCATTGTCCCAAAATACAATGTCTCCAACTTCAGGAAAAAATGAAGCTCGTTCTAAAATATCTCGTGATATTGCAAATTGTGCTGTTCTTGTATATGAATGACCAAAATCATCCATGTTTGCTGTTTTTGTTTCTTTGGTAATTAAACATGGAATCAAAATAGAATCATTGAATGCTTTTGATTCTGATTCGCCATATATATTTGAATTGCTGGATTCTACTATTAATTTAAAAAACTCAATTTCAGTATCAATAATTGTATTAAGCAATTCCGAATTAACTGCAGCTAAAAATCGAGCATCTCTAATTCCTCCAAATAGTGCCATAAGTGTTCTCCGTTATCCAACATAAATTTTTAATGGAACTTTTGCAAGAATTTCATTCATTTGAGTTGCTTCTGTATTTTGTCTTGTTAGCATTTGCTCTTTGGTCATTTTATCTAAAAATTCTCGTAGTTGAGTTATTAATTCACCTTTTTCAGTTTGACCTTGTGATATTAATTCTGAGCCGTTTAATGTTATTTCTGAGTTAGGAATAGGAATTGAACTATATTTTCCACGTACAAATCCTAACATTTCTTTTGCTAATGCTGATCCGTATTTTATAATCCACGCACGCCCCATATCATTAATGCTACTGTATGTTTGATATGTATATGGTATATTTGATGCGTCACTTACTGCCCCTTTTATAAGAGCTGTATTGCCGAATAAAAGTGCATCATTGTTTTTATCTTCTTCAAATAAAAATTCAAACCATACAGATCCGTAAAATATTGTTGACGATGCCGAACCTGTTCCTGATGTCGGTACCGGCCAAAATTTGATATCATCGCCATGTACTTCAAAAGTGTAGTGTGACTTACGTATTTGATCATTAAATTCAATTGCCTGTAATCTCAATAAATCTGCATGTATTGGCATCATCATAAAACTAATTGATGGAGACATTCCACCAAATCCAAATGAATCAAGTAATTGTTGAGAACCTAATCCAGTTCCAACAAATGGGTCAAAATATCTAACAATTGCTGGCGGTGGATTGTGAAGCACTCGTTTAATTTCAATTGAACTAGTATTTGTTAAATTAATTCCTAAAGATTTAGATACTGCGGTTCGAATACTATATGTCTGTTGTCCCGGAATCATATCTACTTTAGCTTTATACCACTTTGCTGTTCCTCCCGAATCAGCTTCTGTGCCATATGCTTTTGATAGTTTTGATATGTATCCAAATGAATTACCTATTTGTTGTCCCGTGAAGCTTGAACCTGACATAAATCCAGATCCTGTTTGAATACCCAATGTATTCATCAAATTGTTAACAATGTTAACTTGATTAACTTGATTTGAATATTCCATTACAGATGCTTCAAATGCTGTATAGAAGTTTATATCTAAAAGTTCAATATCCATGATCGGATATCCAATATGTTGAGCAGCATATTTTGCGAAGCTATCTGCATGTTTTTGGAACATGGCATCAGTATCAAAAAATCCAAAAGGCGTAGATCCTGTTGTGAAAGATGAACTTCCGGGCCAGATTGGTTTATTTGTGCTGTAATCCATTATTTGTTCCTTTTATATAAATATTGTTGTTAATCATTTAAACGAGATAAAATATCATGTAAAGCTTCATGTCGATGATTATCCAACAAAACAATTTCATTGACCCAGATTGAATCTCGTAGTTTTGGAACTTCATGAGTTGCAGAATCATTTTTAAATTTTAAATCTACTTGATATTTGTCACCACATAAAATCATGATACTGTCTTTGCCTAATCTAGATAATACCATTTTTAATTGTTCTTTTGTCAAGTTTTGAAATTCATCTACTATACAAACAGCATTATCAAATGTTCTTCCTCGAAAGTGTGCTAATGAAACTAGTTCAATATTTTCTTCCTTTTCCATTTTTTCTAGTAATTCTGGTTTATTGTAAACTTTACGCATATTACTACGAATTGGAACTAACCATGGTTCCATCTTTTCATTAAGTGATCCTGGCAAAAATCCATTATCTTCATTTGACACTGTAGGTCTTGTTATTATAATTTTATTGACTCGTCGTTTAAAAAACATGTCCAATGCTATTTGAACTGCTAACAATGTTTTACCTGAACCAGCTGCACCTAAAATAAAATTAAAAGGCGTTTCAATGATTTTTGCTTTTGCTAATTTTTGCTCTTCAGATAATGTAATTGAAAATTTAATTTCAGTTTTTGGTGGAGTTTTTTCTTTGTTTAGTGTAGCCATAATTTAATTTAATTAAGATAATTTTGTAAGTGTAGATTCTTGCAAAGTTATGTCTTTACATGTTTCAATTTTTCCTAAGGCCATTTGTCGAATTGCTTTAAATGTTTCGCGGGCTGGATATGGAGTCATAACTTTGATTGTAATTAATTCTTTATTTTTTCCTAAATCTTGTTCAATATGCACCATAAGTACTAAACGGATTGCTCGGATTCGATCTAGAACATCAACCAAACGTCCATCATAACGAATGATAGCTTGCATTGAATATTTATTTCTTGGAACTGCCATATATTTTTCCTTTATTATAAATATTTGTACAGTAAAAAAGGGATGACCGAAGCCACCCCTTTTCATTTCTTTAATTATTTAACTAGTAATTAATTTAATTAACTAAATATTAAATTGCATTTAAACCATGAACATATACTTTTCCGTAGAATTCTGGACGAACTACTTTCTTCGCGTAACGTGTCATAACACCTTTACGTGGAGTGAAGTTAACCGGATCGTATACTAACGGAGTCATAATTAATGGAATATACGGACTAAATACTGCTCCTGTTTCTAAGAACTGTGCTCCTCTGAATCCCATTAAGATTACGTTTTCTGTCATGTATGGGTTTTTATAAACTGTGTAACGATTATTAATTGCACCAATTTTTTGTACACCTGCTGCAAATTCCATTTTAGTGCCATCTGTCTCAGCTGCAAATCCCGGGATAGACTCAAGGATAGTTGCTACTGCTGGACTAGTTACTAAGAAGTTAGCACCGCCTCTTAAAGTTTTTTGGTGAATCTTATTAGATACTTTTTGAAGTTTTGTACCCAATGTTTGAAACCAACCACCTTGCGTGTTGTAATATCCATCACCTAAAGCTGTTGCTGCACCTGCACCCGATTGAACGAATGTGTTAGTTGCTGAGTTGAAGAAGTTGTTGTTCAATGCTGACCAATATTCAGTTGTTGGTGCTGCAGAGATTAACATGTCTAAGATCTCTAAATCAATTTCCATGGATACATATTCACTCAACATTGAAGTCAATTCAGCTTCAGCATCAATTGAATGGTAAGCATTTAAATCTTGAGCAAATTCTG